ACGTTCGCGATATGAGAGCATGTCTTCTACTTCATTAAGATTACGATACTCAATGTTACTTGCTTGAGGAAAGGAAGACACAAGTTCTTCTTCGCAATCGTGATAATAAGCTGTTAGTTTTAGATCAGGATGCCAATGTTCTTTGACAGACAGAAGCATCTTCTCTGCATAGCGACCATAGCCATCAGCACTAAATGAAGTTACAAAATTAATAACCATAAACTTTAGTTTCCTTTCTACCATGATTTTCATGGAAATTATACTTTATATTTGCTGCTGCTCTTGCTGCACTAGCTTCTTCTTTATTTTTAAATACACCGAGGTTTTTATGTTTCCCATTGATCATAATACTAGCTACGTAGCCCTGTTTGCTCTTGTCAAAGCTAACGCCAAGAGTACCACTGGTGTTATTCTTATATATTTTTTTATTACGTGAGTTCTCTCTATTACTAACATTACGAAGGTTTGCTAAACGATTATCCTTCGTATTACCATTTATATGGTCGATTTGCTCTACAGGCCAAGACCCATAAGTAAGCAACCAAGCAATACGGTGAGCGTGACAAGTTTTTCTATTTATTGTTATACGATGATAGAATCCATCATCCCATCCTGCCTCGTTACCAGCTTTTGAAGCACCTTTGTGAATCTTCCAAAATATCTTCCCTGTCTCAGCATCGTATCTTAGATATTTTTTTATATCTGGATCAATGTACATAATTAATCTCCTATCTTTTACTTTAATTACTTAGCATAAATCGATAAAAATCTGTCCACTCTTTAGCATACTTAGCATCTATATCTCTTTTAGGTTTCCAATCAGGATAGACAGGACCACCAGTAGTGAAGTGTACATTTTTAGGGGAGATGTCTTCATCTGAATCTCCATCAAGCCAGTTCCACTCTAAGGGAATATTACCTATAGGATAAATGTCCATCCATTCAAAAGCATGTAGCCAACTTCCCGACTTTGTATTTACGTCAGATATAGTAAGTTCTTTAACCCAAGGATGATCACAGTTCCACAGGACAAAAGAAGACCAATTTTTTCTATGGTAAATAGTTTGGACCTGACCATCCATCTTAGTTGTTTCTGTAGGAGTATGAGTGTGCTGTACGCAACTAATAGCTTTATCTTTGTCTGTTCCATAGACATCAAAGATTTCTGTAATATCAGAACGTACAAACATGTCAGCATCCATAAAGAGTGCTAGACCTGACATCTGATTTAAAAATGGAACTAAGAATCTAGTAAAACTAAATTCTGTGGAGAAAGGCTTGCCATCAAAAACATCTACACGATTACCATCTAGATTTATTTCTGGACTACGCCAATATAATCCTGCTCGCCTAACTTCTTTTTGTATAATAGGAACAATGTTATATGTATTTGTTGTATTTATTCTGATAGATTTATCTAGAACTTTTACGTAGTCATGCTCACGAGGATCATAACCAATATAAATTGTTGGGAGTTTGTTTATAGGCACCGCTGGAATACTCTTATTATTAGATTATTCCTTACAGTATAAAACTTATTTCAAGAGAAGTCAACAACTATTTTTAGCTTAACTAAATCTTGATCCTCTAAACCAACATACTAGAGAATACCTGTTACCCTCTGTTACAGCTTTTACTCTGTGGTGTAGGAAGGAGGGGAATACTAAGACAGACCCTATCCCCTTTGCTTTAAGAATTGTCTGGTGTCTATGACGAACATTGGGTGCACACCACTTTTCTATTTGAAACTCACCACCCTCGTAGTCGTCATTTAAATTAACAGCTACAGTAATCTTTCTAAAAGAAATATCGTCATCTTTTTCAACACCCATATCTATATGCCAATCATAGAACTCTCCCTGTCCGTAGGAAGATACTTGAGGTATTTCGTGACTATCTACATTAAAAAACCAATTAGCTTCTACATTAGCTTTCTCAGCATACATGCTAAGTATCTCAATAATTTCTGGATTATTAAACCATTTAATCTTGTTGTTTCTATAAGAAGAATCTTCTACACCTTTGCCTTCTTTATAAACATCAGCTTTCTCAAACTCTGCTTTAGATATACCGATAATACCTTTACATAATTCTTCTGGTAGCTGGTGTTCATAAAGTCTATAAGGATATAAATTAAGCATTCTTCTTTCTGGTCTTCCTAGTTTTTTTCTTCTTTTTATTAAGTCTGTTTTTCTTTACTGACTTATCAGGGTTACGATCAAAGGAACTGTTCTGGCTCTTGGTGGTAACTCTTATATTAGATTTCTTATTAGAACCACCCTTACTGATAGGCTTAATGTGATCAAGTTCTTTACCATCACCCACCCGTACACGACCCTCTCGTATAGCTTTTCTACGTGCTTTATTTCTTGCTACACGTTTAGCAATATTTTTAGGCTTGCTCTTTGTTACCTCATTTTCTCTCTTGTAATTACGTGCCACAATACTCTCCCTATTATGTTAATTAGATACACCTGCTAGGTCTAATTTTAACACACTGTAGAATACTTAACAATGTTATAAGATGTGTTAATCATTATAACTATTTAGTTTTCCATACATCACCCCAATTACCCTGCAAAGCTCCTTTAGCGTAATCAGTAGCACGGTTCTCAAAGAAGTTGGTATGAGTAGGTGCATTGATCATAGTCTCTACCCAAGGGAGAGGATTAGTTTTTACTTTGTAGATACCTTTTAAACCCATAGAGATAAGACGACGATCTGCGATGTACCTAATGTATTCTTTTACTTCATAGTCTCTCAGTCCTTCAACCTTACCCATTTTAAAGGCAAGATCAACAAACTTATCTTCCAACTCTACCATGTCGGTAGCTGTAGTGTATATCTCTCCCTTTGTCTTGTCATTCCATATGTCACGGTTCTCTTCGACATATGCACGAAACAATTGGATCATACCTTCAGCGTGTTGTGTTTCATCTACAATAGACCATGTAACAATCTGACCCATCCCCTTCATTTTACCGTGTCGTGGAAAGTTTAACAACATAATAAAAGAAGAGAAGAGTGCTAGACCCTCAGTAAAAGCAGAGATAGCTGCGATCTTCAGAGGCACTGAAGCATCACCAGAGAGTTTGTCATGGAAGTACTCGTGCTTATTCTGCATTGCTTCGTACTCTAGAAACTCATTGTATGTCGTATCAGGCATACCTAGAGACTCTATGAGATGCGAGTAAGCAGCTACGTGCAGTGCTTCACGAGCAGCAAAGCTCGTAAGCATCATACGCACTTCTGGTTGAGGAAATAGTGGTAGATAATTATTTACATAACCACCAGCTACATCGATGTCTGACTGAGTAAAGAAACGAAAGATGTTAGTTAGAAAATACTTCTCTTCTGTAGATAGGTTAGTTTTCCAATCCTTAACATCTTCCATCATTGGAACTTCAGTATGTAACCAATGGGACTGTTCATGCTTTAGCCAAGCATCATACGCCCAAGGATAGTGAAAAGGCTTGAAGTAGTTACGTTCGTCTTGAAGTTTAAGTTTTGCAGTCATAATTTATCCCTCACACGCTAAACATTCTTCACCAGAGGCAAGTGCTTGCATATCAATCTCTTGAATGATCTGTCGTTCAATCTTACGAGATACTTTATCAGCCTTACCAATCTTCTCTGAGCGACAGTAGTACATAGTCTTCAGTCCCTTCTTCCAAGCCATGAAGTGTACAGCATGTAGGTAGCTGATGTCAACGTCAGGACGAAAGAAGATGTTCAGTGATTGTGCCTGATCAATATACTGCTGACGATCTGCTGCATGTTCAATTATCCAACGCTGGTCGATTTCCATTGAGGTTTTGTAAACTTCTTTCTCAATATCCGTAAGACAACGAAGATGCTGTACAGAACCATCATTGGCAATAACAGAAGACCAGATTTTATCGTAGTTGAGTTTAGTATCTTCACTACATTTCTCCTTGATAAGCTTGTCTAAGAATTTATTCTTGTTTAGAAAAGCACCACTAATCGTATCCTGACGGTAGGCGTTAGCTCTCCAAGGTTCGATTGAAGGGGAGGTGTTTCCCATAATGATTGAAGAAGAAGCGTTTGGTGCAACTGCCATAATGTGACTACAACGTAATCCTGTTCCATGTGCATCAGGCGCTTCACCTCTTTCTTCTCCCAACTTTCTATTTGCTGCATCAAGCTCTGTTCTGATGTGCTTGAACATACGCATGTTGAGTGACTTGGCAATGGCTGACTCAAATGACACGCCCTTGCTTTGCAGATAGGCGTGGAAACCCAATGCTCCAACACCAACTGATCGTTCGCGCATGGCTGAGTACTTAGCGCGGCTGATGGTATCAGGAGCATTATCAATAAAAGTCTGTAGAACATTATCTAACATCTCCAATACATCTGAAAGGAACTGCTTGTCCTTAGACCACTGATCAAAATACTCTAGATTTACAGAAGATAAACAACATACTGCTGTACGATCTGCTGATGTAGGAAGAATAATCTCAGAGCAAAGATTAGACTGATGTACCTTCAGACCTTTCTGCTTTAGCCATGATGGTAGTTGTTCATTAGAACGATCAATAAAGTGTAGGTATGGTTCTCCTGTCTGCATACGCATCTCAAGGATACGTTGCCATAGTTCTTTAGCTGAGACTACATCATATACTTTCTTTGAATGGGGATCACGTAACTCCCAGCTATCATAAGCATTATCATCTGTCATACATGTTTCTATCAACTTCATAAAGTCATCAGTGATGTTGATACCATGATGCATGTTTAAGCAACGAGTGTTCTGATCACCTGTAGGCTTACGCATCTCAAGGAAGACTAGGATATCAGGATGGTCTATATCAAGATAAGCAGCGTAAGAACCTCTGCGCGTCTTTCCCTGTCTGTACGCGAGGGAAGAGGCATCATACATCTTGAGGTGAGGCATAACACCAGTAGACTTATCATCTGATGACCGTATGCCAAAACCTATACCAACCCCACCACCAAGCATAGATAGCCAATTAGTCTCAGAAAGATTCTCTACTAATCCTTCTGCGCTATCGTGTATATAATTTAGATAACAAGAGATAGGAAGTCCACGAGAAGACTTACCATAGGATAGGATGGGTGTAGAATATGACAACCAATGCTTAGAGGAATAGTCATAGAGACGTTGAGCATGTTCTGGATCAGAAGAGAATGCTTTAGAGACATATGCGAACCTCTCCTGCGGAGAAAGCTCATGGTCCATCATGTAGGATTCTTTTAGTCTTGCTATACCTAACTCTTCAAATAGACTGTCTCTCTCTGGTAATGTAATAATATTTAAGCTAGGTGTTTGCATCTCATTCTCCCTGATTTTGATCGTGAACGTGAAGCATAATGATAGCATAATGCAAGATTTTCAACAAGTCTTTGCGGTTCTTACCCTCCTTTTTTCCATAGCGTTTCCAGTACTTTTGGATGTTACCCATGCAAAAACCTTCTGCATAGCCAGCATCCGCAATTGTATCAGTAGCTTGATACTTAGATTGTCCGTAGTGTTGTTCGTAAGTAGTTATAATATATTGTTGTAACTCAGTTAGATAGGTGTCTTCATTAAACTTATAATCTTTCAACGTAGTTATTCCTTCCCTAGCATACCGCATACTTTGAATAATTTCGTGATCTCTATCTAATTTAGGAGGCATATGAATTTATCTTTCTTATTCATAGTTTAATACCGTATTGATACGTTTACGTATATACTTAACTTCCTTAGAGCGTAATACCTTAAAGGCAAAGGAACGCATGTCTCTAGAAGATATACCTGCTAGATCGCAGATGTCTGTGAAGTCTTCTGAAGTAACTCCAATAGAAGCAAAGAACCAAGCTTGAGCAGAACGCCTAGCCATCTTCTCTTCTTCTGGTTCGCTAATTGTTTCAGGTTTTGTTGCGTCGAGGAGTGCTTGAAGTATTACGCTTAGAAATAGAACTCTTTCTGGATTTTCTTTGTTTTGACTGTCCAGAAGATGCTCTACGTTTACTAAGAACGTCTCTTCCCCCATCTGTTGTTTTCCGTTTTGGTTGTTCATTTGCCCACTCTTCAATTACTTGATGATCTGAGTTTTTACAGAACAGATAACCATTTTTAATACACCAATCTGCATAAGACGACTTAGCTCCTTTGTTTAGTTTGCCATTAGGGTTATCGAAGACAAACCGAATATCTAAGTCTGGTTGATGCTCTCTAACAAAGAGGTGCTTCTTTCTGTCTTCTAGTTTAAATCTACCTTTTACTTCTAAATAGATACCGTTAGGTAGAAGAAAATCTGGAAGATATTTTTTATATTCTAGCCATGTATATTCAATATAATGTGGTTCAAAAGAAAAGGGAACTTTAATAGCTTCTAAGAGTTCTCCTGTCTTCTTTTCAGAACCTGATCTATACCTGTGCTGCATCAGTTATTTCCGGTACATTAGGAGTTTTACCAACCGTGACCAGATGCTTAGGACCATTCGAGTACATGAATGTACGTATTCCTTTACCATCATTAGCGTCTTTCCAACAAGTAAACTTATAATCACAATAGTTACAGCCGAAAGCCAGCTTAAAATTACCACCAGCACCGTCAGCAACAGAACTATAACATTTTTCAGGTGGTTCGTCACTCTTTAAAAACTTTCTAATATCGTCTATTCGAGTGACAGGATTTATCATATCCATATCGTCTATGGGACAGTAACATAACTCACCTGTTGTTTTATCTATGACAACAAAGCCAGCGTTCGGATTATTATCCGCTTCTGAATAAGAAGACAACTGAGCAATGTAACCAAAGGGATCATCTGTGAGTATGCTACCGTCCCTAAACTTCTTGAAGCTAAAGCTAGAGGCTGACTTAAAGTCAATAAGAACACCGTCGATGGTAGCATCCTTATGTCCCTTAACGCCATTAACATGTAGCTCTGCTTGTTCTTCTTTTATTTCATGTCCAGCTACTTTAGTGAACAGAATAAGAAGTTCTTCAAGAATATGACCATAAAGGAATTTGATAAGTGTAGGAGCAGGTAGCGGTTCTTTCTTAGCTCCCCTCATCTCATACCAAATCTTTCTATCTTTATGACCGACAAGAGATAGACGTAGGTTAGGTTCTCTTTCTTTACGTACTTCAGAGATAGCGGAGGCAACAGAAGCGACTACTGCTTCAGCAAAAGCGTCGAGGTGCTTTTTTTCTATTGTTATTTCCTCGTCATTCGTAAACAACGCATAGATGTCATCTACTAATGTTTCGATTGATTTAGTCATCTTCTGTTGCCTCTCTATTTAGCTACTATGCAGCTTTAGCTGTACCTAGAAGCGACGCTTCAGGCTCTGCAAGTAGCTTATATCGTGTGTAAGCACCAGCGGGAGACATGGCACGTACAGCGACGATTGTATAACCCTTCTTACGAAGGCGTGAGATAGTTGCTGTTAGGTTCTCACACCAGTTACGCTCAAGTGATGTCTTTCGTGTCACTCGCATTCCGCGACGAAGGGCTGTAAGTACTAGTGATTCATTGGTCTTCATTATTATATTTCCTTTCTATTATTTCAGAGTGCTTCTAGTTCACTATCAATGCTAAATCCATCTTCGTCTTGAAAGTCACTAGATGCATCCCCATATTCTACAAGATCAATAACCTGCATAGCCATGAAGTCTGCGCTAACCCCACTCTTACCAGCATAGTTGTAATCAAAGGGTTGAATCTTTACCTTTGCTACTGAACCATTACCAATAAGACGACTGTCCCAAGGATTACGCTTTGAATCAATAACCCGTGGAGCTTCACGATCACTACCGTCTTTCTTGGTAGTCTTACGTTTAGCTGAGAAGAAATCACCGCGATCATCACCCTTGTTCTTAATGGTAAGACCGATTGACGAAAGCTTCTCACGAGAGTCGTCATCTTCAAGACATACGTCCACCTGCCAAGCAGGTTCATATCTAGTGTTAGGCTCTACCACTGAAGCCCAAAAGACTTTACCTTTGATAAGGATAGGATCGTATTTCGTATTAGCCATTTCTTAAATCTCCATTTAGATGCCCAATGATTAGGGCTGTTTCAATTAACAAAAGTGATACTACTCAACTCACTTAGACCTGTCAACTCCTTTTTTTGTGTGAGAGATATATTTTTTTACTGCATCATCAAAATCTAATAAGTCTTTCTGATGTGCAGCATACACTCTTCTTCCTACAACCTCAATTCTTTTTTCGTCATGCAATTCATAGGCAGGTAGAAAACCTTTAATATCATATTCATTAAGATTATTTTCTACAATTAGACCAAAGATATCTATGTCCGGTAAAGGTCCAATGTTAGCTAAGAGCTTTCCTGTTTTATATTTAGTAGCTTTAACATCTACACTAAAGCCTTCTATAACTATATCTCCTAAGTCTGTTTTGTTAGCCTTAGATTTAGGCTTGAACATAAACATATCTTCTGGATATTGATTACAGAATTTATAGATAGCCATTTCTGCTCTAGCACCTAGCTGGTCTATCTCTATAGGATCAGTTTTCTTGTATCTATTATCAGGTGTATTAAGCTTTCTACTTGAAGAATTTCTTTTTGAACCAATTAAGTTAGCAAACTTAACTTCGTCTTCCGTTAGAAATATTAATGTGTTTCGGACCAGTTCAGGCCGACTTTGTACTCGCTGTCTAGCGGACATCTTACATTCAACTCCTTTTCAGTTAGCTTCATAGCTTCTCTAGTCAGTTTACCAAACTGTTCAGCCTGTTCTTTAGGGCAATCAAACTGATATTCATCGTGTATACTAGCAACTAACTTAACGTCTAGCCTGTTCTTTTTAATTAACTGATCAATGAACACGACCCATTGCTTACAGATGATAGCACCAGCACCCTGAAGAAGTAAGTTCATAGCAGCATGTTGATGTCTGACATGTAACTTTCTACCATCAAGACCGGGAATATATCCTGATCTAGATATCTTGTCAACCTTACTTCTTAACTTAGCTAGGGCAGGTAACGCACCTAGAAAATTATCCATAAGCTTCTGACCATCTGCAGCGGAACCACCCACTATGCTACCAATCTTAGCTGAACCTGCCCCATAAATAAATGCATAGATAAATGTTTTCGATTGATCCCGCGTATCTAAGCCAGCAGCTTTCTGATTAGCGGTATGAATATCTCCTTCAACAACTTCCTTAGTGTAGTCGTCGTCTTTCATGTAGTGAGCAAGACATCTTAGTTCCAATGAGCTTGCGTCACAACCAACGAGAACACGATCAGGAGAAGAAGAACTCCAGCAAGCTCTGCACTGCTTCCCATAGGGAGAGTAGACTGCTGGAACTTGTGCCATGTTCGGACCAAAGTGTGCCATACGTCCTGATATAGCTTTAAGTGTAAGAACTTTTCCATGTACCTTTCCATCTTCTTCTAATAATTCTAACCATGATTTAATTTGTGCAGTTCGTTTGTTAAGAAGTAGATACTCAGCAATCATCTTAGCTTCTGGTATATCTACATTCTTTAAAGTACCTTCATCTACAATAGGATGACCAGTAGGTGTAAACTTATCAGGTTGCCATCCTTGTTCCATTAGACGCGCAGCTATCTGTTGTCTGCTGGAGGGGTTAAAGATAATAATCTTATCCTTCAGTCTTTTCCCCGTCTTGTCTGAAACTCTTTCCTGAGTTATTGGTGGATACTTATCTTGTAGCTTTTCTTCTATGATAGCGGATTTGTCAGATAGCTTTGCTTGTAAACAACTAGCTTTTTGTACATCTAAAGTAAAGCCATTACCTTCTTGTATATCAATAATTTTACGTATTTGATATTCAAGATCAATAGCCTTACGATATTGTTCATACTTCTCTCCCTTTATCTTTAGCCATAGACGATAAGTTATATCAACATCTCGTATACAGTATGTCACCATCTCCTCTGTTAGTTCAGAGAAGTCATGGAAGGATATTTTCTTGTAACCTAAGTCAACTCCCCATGAATCTAAGGAGTGCTTAGGTCGTGTAGGAAAAAGAAGCTGAGATAGTATAAGAGTATCTTCTACATCAGCTATGGTGATCTTAGTACCAGTAAGTTTATTTAAGACAGGAAAATCAAAGCTAATACCGTTATGACCTATAAACTTATTAACACCCTTAGCAAACTTAGGGAATTGATTGTAACACTCTTCACCCTTCCACACATTAATCTGACCAGTGTCTACATTCTTAGTTACTATGCAGTGAATTTTAGTAGCATCTAAGCCATCAGTTTCGATGTCGAGTATTACATTCATTACTTTTCCTTACAGATTAGAAGGGACAGTCCGTATCTTTATCCTCCCCTCCATCAAGGTCGTCACCTAGATTGGAAACCTCGTGTAGCCTACCAGTATCCTTGTTGAAAAACAAGTGACAAGCTACACCAGTTTCACCAGCATATCTATTCTTTAGAACACGTATGGTCGTTGTATTAGATATGTTGTCGTCATCTGATTGCTGATTTCTTTCCATAGCTATAACACTATCAGACAACTGAGCGATGCTCTGGGAGCCGCGTAGATGCGACAAAGAAACTTCTTTGCCGTCCTCATGCCCACTATCTCCGTTAGCCCTTCGTAGGTGGCTGACAAGGATTAAGGCGCAGTCAGATTCTTCTACTAAGCTGCGAAGCTTGGTCATAAGAACGTCAATGTTCTTACGTTCGTCCATTCCTTCTAAGCCTGACACAAGGATAGATAAGTGATCTAAGAAGACCCACTTACAATCAAGTGCTTTAACCATGTATCGAACACGAGCAAGAATTTCTTCTGTACCCATAGAACCAAAGTGATCAAAGGCAAAGAATCTACCACTACCTGCTGTAGCTTCTTGCCACTTGCGTAGATCAGCGGGTGTGTGTTCCTCTCTCTTTTCTTTGATGTACAAGCGAGCGTTAGCTTCTACTGACATTAGATGAAAGATAGTAGATCGAGTGTTCTCTTCCAAAGAAATAACACCTATGTTCTCTCCTGTACTTTTAAGTACATGATGCATAAGCTCACGCATAACACTGGACTTCCCTGTACCAGTACCTGCCGTCAGTGTCGTTAGCTCACCTGTACGTATACCATACAGCTTCTCATTCATACCTTCCCAAGGATACAGGCAGGTTGTCTGATTAGTTTCTTCGTATAGTTCGTCACCAACATCTTTAAGATTAATGATACCAGCAGGTGTAAAAGATTTAGCAGCCCACCAAGCTCTAGAAAAATCTTCAGTTCTTTTAGCTTTAAGGTACTCGTTAGCATCCTTCATTTTAGGATCAAGGAATACAATCTTACATTTGTTAGGCTCGAAGAGTTCTGCAACCTTACGAGCATTCTCCTGACCCGGCTTATCCATATCAAAACAAACAACAATAGTATCGTAACTATTAATAAAATCATATGATCGCTTACAGTTCTTAACTGCGGATGTTGCGCCATCTTTAATTGAAACCACCGGCCATTTTGATCCTAGCATCTGATAGACAGACATAGCATCAATCTCGCCCTCACAGATCGTAATGTATTTACCATTCTCCTGACATATCTGTTGACCAAACAGAACACCTGCTGACATAGCACCGGGAGGATCGGCAGAGAAGTTCTTAGTTGGTACATCACGTACTTTATATGCAACAAGGTTATTATTTATATCATAATAAGGATAGTAATGTTTTAACTGCTCACCAGCACTATCCTGTTGTACACGTACACCATACTTATCGGATGTGTCTTTTGTAATACCTCTGTCTTTAATAGCAGATATAAATCCCTTAGCTGTTGGCTGAGAGTTGTTAGGCATATTAACTGGCATAGTATCATAATCCTCTGTTACATTTTCCGGTAATACATGAGTTCCGCATTTATGACAATAAGTATGACCATCAGAATAAAGACTACCATTATTATCTGATGAACAGACATCACATGGTACGTGCTTTACCCACTCACTGGCATCATGGTCGTCAGTCTTCGTTGAGTATCCTGTATGTAGCAACTGTCTCTCCATTGCTTTTAGCAACAAAACCGTCGATAGTTTCTTCTATATCATAACCCATTTGGGATGTAAAGATTTTCCTATCGCCTAATAGTTTCCATATATCTTCTTCCCAGCTAGAATCTTCCACTTCTACTTCTGTATGTTTTGTTTTAACTACCACTTTCCACATCCTTTAACACTCCTCTTCCTCTTGATAAGAAAAGATATCTTTTACAAAGTCTTCATCAAAAGACATAAACTCTTCTGTCTCGTCCGAGGCAAATCTTTTAGCTTCTTTTTTAGAATAACCCTCCTCAAGATACTGTTGATATAGCTCTTTAAAAATTGTTTTTCTATCTTTTTGCCATAAGTTTTTCATAGTATTTTTTATTATTATTATTTATAATTCTAATTCTGGGTTAGGTATCTCATGCCCACACTCTAAGCATGATAGGGCTTCCCAATCTAAATGCCCAACAAGATGCTCTGCTGAACACTCTGAACACACAATAGATTTTCTACTATCTTCACCTTCGATAGGACCAAATACTGTATTACTAATATATGCTGGTAAATTATCTGTAAAGGATGGTATTTGAAAATCTTCTTCTGATAATGATTCTATTAAAGCTTCATATTCTTCTACCTCGTCTCTGTTGTTAGGGTTATATCCTAGTTCCAACATCTCAATATTACAAAATTGTTCATAAGTAATCTTTCCTAGCTCAAATTTATTACGAGCATGGTCAGAAAAGGATACAACCTTATCACTTGTAGATACTGGAACAAGTATACTCATTTACCTTGTCCTCTATATCTTTTAAAAGAACGACGCTTACTTTTATTCTTAGGGCTACTATTTACAGACTGCCCGATACTTGTACGCATATGTTGTTTAATGTAAGCAGGTTTATCCTTGCCCGATGATTTCTTAACTGCCACTTATTAATTCCTTCCATGAAACAGGGAATAGTTTAGTAATAATATTATCCCACATCTTAGCTAAGTCTTGTATCTCTTTCTGGGCATGTCTGTCAATACGTAATTTATATGCTCTAGCATACGCCGATAAAGAACCAGTAACATAATAACTCGTATACATAGACTGAGGCAAGCACATTCTTGCTTGTTCCGGTGCTATACCTGTTAATAATAGATTGTCATAGGTTTCTTTAGCTTCAATTAAGAATTTATTATATTTTTCTTTAGCTAATCCCTGTGATGCTATTCCTTCTTCTGAAGAACCTTGTTTAATATTTTCTGCTCTCTTACGCCATACATCAGGGTGATAGAATGTTGGATCACTATCAACATATCTTCGTGACTCTTCATTATAACTAAAGCCTACAGTATGCTTAAACCTTTGTCTAGCTACAAAGATTGGAACTTCTTCTCGTACTGTAATTATACAGTGAGTAAATGGTGTAAAGTGATCGTGTTTTGCTAGATACTTTATAAGTTTCTTATCAGCTAAACATAAGTCTTTTTCTGTACTGCCCCAAGTTGTATCATAAACATAATTACTTTCTTTACTAAAAGAAACTCTTGCTGCATTAACAACTGATAGATCGTCACCCATAGAACTTATAAGTTCACACTTCATAATTTCTTATATCCCATATCTGTAGTGTAGTACACTGAACGTATTCCAAATTCTGCTATACACCTACGACAACCTATACAGGGTTTAGCCATAGTTGCTTTGTATATTTTATTATGATCCTTTTTCTTAACCCTCACAACTACTAAAGTTGATTTCTGTAAGTCATCCACAGATAGTTTACGTAATGCACTCTTAATAGCTGAAACCTCTGCATGTAGGTGTATGGCATGTACTGTACTACCAAATCTAGCTTGGAAAGGATCAGTCTTATAACTATTTATTCCAGTACTTACTAACATATTCTTATGAATTATACCAGCAGCTAACCTGAAACATCTTACGGGTTCTTCAATACTTTCAGCTACACTAATGAGATGTTTAAAGTGTTTATCAATATTCATTATATAACTTACTTATAAAACTTATGAAGTCCTGCTCTACCTAGATACTTTTTATGTTTAGCCCAAGAAGGATTAACGTAAACTGCATGATAATATAGTGCTTCACCAAGAAACTCTACACTAACATCTTCAAGAACTAAGTAAGCTATTTTTACAACTTTTTCATAAGCTAATCCGTTATAAAACGTCTCTTCTTTACCATCACAGTAGTAAGAAAACTGACATTTGTGCTTAATTAGTTTGCCGTTTTTTGTCTTATTAGCCTGATGTACTACGCCACAAAATGTGTTAGGAAACTTAGAAGATTTAACACGATTGTAAATAACATTACCTACAGCAAGTTGTGCAATAAAGCTTTCTGATCGTGCTTCAAAGTAGAGAGCTTCAGAAAGACAGTCTACTTCTTCTTCTAGGTTTTGAGCAAGAACTGTTAGTGTAAAGAAAATAGAAATAATAAAAGATAGTACAAACAGCAAAGTAAATTTTATCATGTTGTAAATAGGGGCAGTAGAACAGGTGATGACTAAGCGCCATCGAAGTATGACCGTTTGTTCTACTACCCCCTCCTTTCTATCTTTAATGGATAGTCACGCTACCAGTTGAAATGTCTTGGTAAGCTTCATCAACCGCAGACATTTCTCCTTGCTCAACCCAATCGTCATAACCGTTGAGAAAATTATTTAAATCTTCAACAGGGAAATCCTCTAATACACCACCAACAACAGAAAGAAGATAATCTTTCATATAAGGGGGAATATCTAGGTGGGTTTTATATCTATAGCGCATGAGAAACTCTCCTATAAAGGGTTAAAAGTTACGCAGTGACATGCTCCACAAAGTCTTTCCACGTAGGAGAAGAAAGCCATTTGGTGACTTGTTCACTACGTTTGTACAGCGTACCCCCATCTCCAGCCTTTGTCAAATCAAACCGACCATCGTCGTCGTGAGACGCATAGTGGGTCATAGCTGACTGTACAGAGAAGAGATTATCTCCGCGTTCTTTAACCTCATCCATCCACTGAGCGAACAGACGATCAGCTAGACCACCATCACGTTTCTTTTCTTCACGCTTGGTCTTGGTAAGCTTATCAAACAACTGCTGAACCTTCCACGACGATCCTACCTTAGTGTCAGCATACCTCTGATACATCTTTACAGATTCTTGATGACGATCCATTGAGTATGCAAACGCCTGAATAAATCCATCAGTAGAAAAGTTCTTACTGTGACGCTTACGAGTAACATCGTATACCCCATTCACCATACCATTAGTACAGAAGAAGTCTATAACGCCTGACCAGAAGGTAACGCTGCCCTTACCATCAAAGCTGTTCTTCATTACAAAACGTAGACCAAGATTAGTCTTATGTCCTGTAGATGTTTCAATCTCTGACTTAATAGAAGGAAAGATATATTCAGCATAGCACTGTAGACCATTAGCAGCGACGGTATCTTTGATCTGTACATCTTCCAGAACAAGGGGATCAAAGAAGTTAATCATCTGACGCTGTAGTGGCTCAAGAATTTCTTTATTCTCTACTACACGATACTTATCATTAACCACATCAAGATAAGTTCTATCATTATTATAACCATTTG